ATACAAGGCTATAGTAAATTTGGTAGCTACACAGGTAATGGTAATGCAGACGGAACATTTATCTATACAGGTTTTAAACCTCGTTTTTTTATGCTCAAAGGCACAGGAAATGTTTCATCGTGGTGTATGTATGATACTGCAAGAGATCCTATTAATCAAGCTTCACAAAAAATTTGGGCAAACGAAAATAATGCTGAACAGTCCACTGGAGCTATGGATTTTTTATCTAATGGTATTAAAATGAGAATTAATGATAATGATTTTAATGGTAGTGGATACCAATATTTCTACATGGCATTTGCAGAAAATCCATTTGTAGCAACGAACGGAGTGCCAACAACGGCTAACTAATATGTCAGAGATAAAAGTAAATACCCTTAAAAAATATGATGGTTCTACCATCACGATTGGTGAAGGTGGTGACACGGTTACAATAACACCAGGTATTACTGCTACAACATTAACATCAGGCACTATTCCTAATGCACGGTACGGTACACCAACTTTTGATGCGTCTAATTTAACAAACTTACCAGCAGAAACAAAACCAACAATTGGTAGTATTAGTCCTACTGTTATTACCAATGACTCAACGGCTGTCACTATTACAGGCACAAACTATGTATCTATTCCAACTGTTGACGCAATCTCTACAACAGGAGCAATCGTAGCAGCGAGCGCAGTAAGTTTTACAAGTGCTACTGTTATTGTTGCAACACTAACGTTACCGACAGATGGCACATACTTTTTACGAATAGAAAATAATGATGGTAATGCTGTTCGGTCAAATACAGCTTTACTTACCGTATCAGATAATCCTGTTTGGACAACAAACTCTGGTTCTCTTGGAACTATTGCAGGAAACTTTTCAGGTACCGTAGCTACGGTAGCAGCGTCTGGTGAGTCAGTAACCTTTTCAGAAACAACAAGTGTATTAACAAACGCAAGTCAAGCAAATTGTTCGCTAAACGCAAGCACGGGTGTTATAACTACAAGTGATTTTGGTGGATCGTCTACGAGCGCAACAACGTATAACTTTACTCTTCGTGCAACAGATTCACAAGGGCAAACAGCGGACCGTGCTTTTTCACTAACATCAAGTTTTGCAATAACTACTTCAGGAAGGTTTGATTAATGGCGACTCAATTATCTAGAACAGCATCAAGCACAACAGATGCACAAAGAAAAACTTGGACTCTTAGTTTTTGGTTAAAACCATCAAACATGAGCGGGTCTAGTGCACAAGAATATCATTATGTGTATCAAGCAAGTGGAGGTTCTAATGGATACTTTAGAATGGATAGTGATCAAAAGTTAAGATGGAGAGATTACACAAATGGTGGTTCTCCTGATTATTTAAAAATAACAAATAGCGTATTTAGAGATCCTTCTGCTTGGTATCATATAGTTTTAAGATGTGACACCACACAAGCAACAGCCGCAGATAGAATAAGATTATATGTTAATGGCGAATTACAAGAATGGCAAAATGCAAACTATCCAGCACAAAATCATGTTACTTTTATAAACTCTACATTTCCATATCAAATAGGTCAGTCTGGTTCTAACGGACTTGATTCAACTTATCTCGCACAATATATTATGTGTGCAGGGCAATCATATGCACCAACTGTTTTTGGTTCAACAAATGCTAATGGTATTTGGGTGCCTAACACAAGTCCTTCAGTTACATATGGAACCAATGGTTTTAAATTAGATTTTGCAGGAACAGGAACTGCTGCTGATGCGAGTGGTTTTGGTGCAGATAGTTCTGGTAATGGTAATCACTTTACTTCAGGAGGATTAGGCACAAATCCTAGTACAACAGATACTTGTCAAAATAATTTCTGTACCTTAAATCCTATATACGTTGATGAAGGAAATAATATTTCAGGTTCTGATTTTTCAAAAGGCAACTTGGAGTATACAACATCCTCTGATGGTTGGAGGTTTGGTAGAGGTACTTTTTCTTTTTCCGCTGGTAAATGGTACATAGAAGGTAAGGCAACAAAAACAGGAAATGGAGAAGTTTCTAATCTTGCTTTAGTTTCAGTTAATGATACAGGGGATGTAAATGGTTCCTCAGAGGGTATTAGAATTAATTTGGGTGGCAGTAATACACTTTTACAAAAATTAGATACTGGCACAGCAACTACAGTTTTTAGCAATTTTAACAGTGGTAACATTGCGCAATTAGCCGTTGATTTAGATAGTGGTAAAGTATGGGTTGGCAACAATGGCACTTGGTATAATAATAACAATGCTTCAACAACACTTAATGCGAGTTATCCTGATTTTACAATAGACACAACAAAAACTTGGGTTCCTTGTATAGCAGCTAGCAGAAATGGTTCTGACAATACTACATGGCAAATAAATTTTGGTAACCCTACTTATACTATAGCATCAGGAAATGCAGATGCTAATGGATACGGAAATTTCGAATACGCTGTACCATCAGGGTTTTATGCGTTATGTACTAAGAACCTAGGAGCATACGGAGGTTAACATGGCAGTATATACAACAATCAACGATCCTTCAGTATATTTTCATACACAGTTATATACAGGAACAGGTAGCGCACGTTCTGTTACAAATGACGGTAATGCTAATCTACAACCAGATTGGTTATGGATTAAAAGAAGAAGTGGATCAAATGCTTCTATGATAGTTAATTCATCTTTAGGACTAAGTGGCAACGTAGCAGTTGCAAGTAATTTAAACCTTGCAGCATATGCAACTCCTGTAAGTGCTTTAAATAGTGATGGTTTTTCGGTTAATGCTGGCGATGCTTCAGTTAACGCAAATGGAAGTACTTATGTAGCATGGCAGTGGAAAGACAATGGTGGAACAACGGTTACAAATAATGATGGATCACACGCTTCAAGCGTGCAAGTTAATACTACAGCAGGGTTTTCTATAGTAACATATACAGGAACTGGCTCAAGTGTAACTCTTGGACATGGTTTAGGCGCAGCTCCAGAGATAATATTTAATAAAGGATTAAGTGATAATCATGCATGGATTGTAGGAGCTACTGCTGATAGTTCAAACTTATCAAAAGTAATGATACTAAATTTTACAGATGCAAGTACATCTGACGCAAATAGTTTTAGTAATACTGCTCCAACATCTTCTGTTTATACAATTGGTACTGCGGGAGGAGTAAATCAAAACGGACAAAATTACATATCGTACTTATTTAGATCCATACAAGGATATAGTAAAATTGGAACATACACTGGTAATGGTAGCGCAGATGGAACGTTTGTTTATACAGGATTCAAGCCAGCTTATATTCTAATTAAATGTACAAATGCAGCTAAAAACTGGTACATATTTGATAATAAAAGACCTACATATAATGTAGATAACATACTAATTACAGCTAACACAGATGCTGCAGAAGTTGTTGGTAGTGAAAAAATAGACTTTTTGTCAAATGGTTTTAAGTTAAGACAAGATTTTAGTCATACTAATGCATCAGGTAGCACGTACCTCTACATGGCTTTCGCTTCAAATCCTTTTGTAACCTCGGACGGCGTTCCCACAACAGCGAGATAGCGCATGACGTTAGGGATCCTAGCATTTGCAGAAGGTCCAATATCGTCCCTTGGTAAACAAGATGCGGTAGCGGTTGTTACAGGTCTTGCCTTAACTTCTACTTTAGGTACAGCCGTAGCTCAAGCTGGAGCACAACCAAACATAACAGGACAATCTTTAACATCGGCTGTTGGTACAGTTGTTCTTAATACAGCGTCTGTGGCAGCACCGTCTGGTGTTTCTATAAACTCTGCTCTCGGCTCACCGACCATTAATGTTATTGCTAACCCAACCGTATCGGTTACAGGGTTTGGCTTAAATCAAATACTAGGAACCTATGCGGTAAGTGCAGGAGGGCAAGTTGCTATTGATGCGTCTGCTGAACCAGACATGGATATGTTCCTTGGAAACTCAACTGTTTCAGGAACAGCTTCTCTATCCGTTACAGGTCAATCAGTATCCACGGGTCTCGGCACAGTTAGCATAGATGCTCAGACTCCAGTAGCTGTTACTGGTCAGGCAATGAATGTTGCTCAAGGCACCTCAACAGTCATTGCTACAGGAAAAATAGAAGTTACAGGACAAGTTGTTAATTCTGCTGTCGGCACAGCAACAGTTAATGCGTCTGCTACAGCTATTCCAAATGGTAATATTATATCTACCGCTCTTGGAAATGTTACCGTTGACTCCAATACGATTGTTTCCGTTACAGGACTTTCTATGGATATGGTTATCGGAGATGCTGCTGTTTATGCATGGGTAACAGTAGACGATGCAGCCAATACACCGTTTGCTAACGTTGATGATAGTGCTACAAATACTTGGACAAATGTCGATGATAGTGCTACTAATACATGGCAAGATGCAGCTTAGGTAAATTATGTCAACATATTCAAGCAGACTACAAATAGAGTTAATAGGGGTTGGAGATCAGGCAAATGCTTGGGGCACAACAACCAATAACAATTTTTCTCAGTCTCTTGAACAAGCCATTGCAGGTGTTTATACAAAAAATATATCATCTGGCACTACCACAGTCTTAACAGATACAAATGGCCCTGCTACTCAAGCAGATAACGAAAATAGACAAGCTGCTATCATCTTTACAAATGCGGGAGCTAATCACACAGTACAGTTTACTTCAAAAGAAAAATTGTACTTCTTACGAAATGCTTCTTCGACTTATACAGTTACAGCTAGAATAGGCGCTTCGGGTAATACATATGTTATTAACCCTACAACAAGTGTCTTTTTGGCCACTGATGGTACTAATTGGTTTGAACTCCAGACATCAGGTGGCACATGGATTACAAAGAACGCCGCTTACACAGCTTTTAGTGGTGATAGAATATTTGTCGATACATCATCACAGGCCGTTACTATTACGTTGCCTGCCGCTCCTGCGACAGGAGACGAGATACGGTTTGTTGATGTAGCTAGTACGTTTGATACAAACAATTTAACAGTCGGAAGAAACAGTTTAAAAATAAATAACCAAACATCAGATTTAACAGTAGCAACCGAAGACGCAGCTTTTGGGTTAGTGTACTCAGGTGTGTCTTATGGTTGGAAGATAATGGAGAAGTAAAATGCCAACTTATGAATCTATCAAATATAAATTCTCAGGTACAGCAGTTACTGGTGTATTACAAGTAGCAAACAATTTAAGTGATGTCGCCGCCGCAGCAACTTCAAGAACTAATTTAGATCTTGATATTGGAGGAACTCCAGCAGCAGGCGCTGATGTACAAGCTTTTGTTTCTACAACAGCAGGGACAAATGTTAATGGAAACAGAACTGTAAGTACAAATGCACCAAGTGGTGGATCCGATGGAGATATTTGGTACAAATATACATAATGCCTTATGCCAATTTATGTTAAAGACGGTGGTACTTTTCGTGAGATAAGCTCTAGTGCTGGCTCACAAGTCTACGTGAGAGACGGTACATCCTTTACTAACAAAACAATTACCAATGCCTACGTCAAAGATGGCGGTGCATGGCGAACGGTCTTTACTTTATTTGATACACCAGGAAGTTTTACAATAGCAGGATCAGGTACAACAAATTTTAATGTTCCAGCCAATGCTAATGCTATTCACATACAACAAGCAGTTGGTGGTGGGGCTGGTGGAGTTGTAGGAGCTGAGTATGATAAAGCTGGTGGAGAATCAGGTGGAACAGGTGGTGGATCAGGAGCTTATATATCAGATAAAGTATATACGGTAATAGGTGGTGAACAATTAACTGCTATAGTAGGGGCTGCAGGCCCACAATCTGCAGGAAATCCTTACAACACTACTGCTGGTAGTGGAGGATTAACAAGTTTAACAGGTGCAAGTACTGGAGCAATATTTTCTTTAGGTGGAGGAGTTGGTGGATCATCTTCAGGAGGTGGTGTACAAGGTCCTCTTCGTTCTAATAATCCAAGTTCTGGAGGAACAGCTACTTTAGGATCTTCTTTATCTTCAGGAACTACTGTTGATGGCATTAATATTACAAGTTTTAATACAGGAGAAGTTGGAAGTTTTAATCAAGGTGGTGATGGCGTTGCAGGTGTAACGGGAACAAATTGTGGGGGCGATAACTGTCAACAAACTGGTGGCGCTGGAGCGGCTTCTTACGCTGGCAATGTATCTGGTGGTTCTGGTGGACCTGCAGGAACAGCAGCAGGAGTAGGGTCTCAAGGTTCTGGTGGTGGAGGTGGAGGCGGACAACCTCAATCTTCTGGTGCTGATGGTGGTGCTGGTGAAATTAAATATAGATTTATAAGGATCGCATAATGCCTCTTACTAAAATAGCTTTTGCCCCAGGGATAGACAAACAAGATACAGAGTACGGTGCAGCAGGACGTTGGACTGATTCTGATTTTGTACGTTTTCGATACGGTCTACCAGAAAAGATTGGTGGATGGTTAAAATTAATTCCAACAACCTTGGTCGGTGTTGCACGAGACATGCACGCATGGACAGATCTTAACGGTGTACGGTACACGGCCATCGGAACAGATAGAAAATTATATATTTATACAGAGGGTGTAGCCTATGACATTACACCTGTTAGAGCTACAGGATCAATTACAGGATTTAGTACAACTAATAATTCGCCAACAGTTACCGTTACTGATCCAAGTCACGGTGCAAGTATAGGAGATTTTGTTACCATATCATCTACGTCAGGACCTGTTAACGGTATTCCTGCAGCGACAATGAATGCCGAATATCAAATTCTTACTATACCAACAAGCAATACGTATACAATTACAGCCGCAGCTAATGCAACAAGTACAGGAGCATCTGCAGCGACAGCAACAGCAACCTATCAAATATCTGTAGGCACAGCCGTATCACAATATGGTTATGGTTGGGGTACTTATCAGTGGGGTAAAGAAGCATGGGGCACGGCTCGTTCTACGTCTAACGTTACTATCGAAGGACGTAACTGGTCTTTTGACACTTTTGGTGAAGACTTATTAGCTACTGTAAGTAATGGTGGAACATTTAGATGGGATACATCGGTTGGTGTAGGAACGCCTGCCGCAGTAGTATCAAGTGCACCTACTATCTCACGATTTAATTTAGTATCAATGCCTGATAGACATGTGTTTTTATTTGGAACAGAAACAGTTATTGGAACATCAACATCTAAAGATGATTTATTCTTACGTTTTTCTTCGCAAGAAGACTATAACACATGGGTTCCAACAGCAACAAACACAGCAGGTTCTTTTAGAATACAAGACGGATCAAAAATTATAACGGCTGTACGATCACGTAACGCTGTATTAGTTTGGACAGATACAAGTTTAAATGCATTACAATTTGTTGGTGCACCTTTTACATTTAACTTAACACAAATAGGAGCAAACTGTGGAGCTGTATCTTTACACTCAGCAGTAGATGTAAACGGCACAGCCTTTTGGATGTCACAGAATTCTTTTTATAAGTTTGATGGTGCTATTTCTAAAATGCCTTGTAGTGTGCAAGATTATGTTTTTGAAGACTTTAGTATTACAAACCAACCAGAAACTTTTGCTGCTGTTAACTCAGAGTTTAATGAAGTAACATGGTTTTATACTTCTAATGATGCCACACAAATTGACAGATATGTTACCTATAACTATTTAGAAAACTGTTGGTCAACAGGATCTTTGGCTAGAACAACATGGCAAGATTATGGCGTGTATCAAAAACCATATGCTACAGAATATTCAACAACAGGAGTTGCTAATAATAATGTTATTAACGGTTTAACAGCAGGAGCAACAACATTATTTCAACACGAAACAGGTGATGATAATGTAACACTACCTATTACAGCATTTATTGAGTCAGGTGATTTTGATATTGCTGATGGTCAACCTTTCTTACATATAGGAAGAGGTATACCAAACTTTAAAGATCTTACAGGATCTGTTGATGTAACATTAAAATTTAAAACATATCCGAATGCAACAAACAGTCAAACCGTTGTAAGAACTGTAGTTCCTACAACAGAAAAATTTGATTTACGAGGTAGAGGAAGACAAGCAAATGTTCGTATTGACAGTGACGCTGTTGGTGATAAATGGAGATATGGTACACTTCGATTAGATGTACAACCAGATGGAGGCAGATAATGGCTAAGATTACGACAACAAGATTTCCTCAAGCAACACCTGAGTATCAACCTACTATAATTGATATATTAACAAGGTTGTTAGAGCAGATAGTGCAACAATTAAACTTTGGTTATCAGCAGGATATAAAAGACGAATCAACAGCAAGGACGTGGTTCCTTGGCTGATTTATTTATAAGTAGATCAGGTAGTGCAACAGGAACTATTTACACTGTTCCAACAGCAAATCAAAACTCGCAACCTCCTGTACCACCAACAACTGCTTTAGTTAAAAGTATTCGTTTATCTAATCAGTCAGGCGGAGCTGTT